CAATAGGTGAGCTATCAAATGTAAGTAGCACCGCTGCTACTGCCACTACTTCAACCCTAGTCTATGATACTGGTACTAATAAGTGGACTCCAAAAACTACCTTAGATAATGTTATAGATATTAGTTCAGCAGTAGATGGACAGATAGTACAATGGGATGATGGTAATACTAAGTGGTCTTTAGCTAACTTTGCATTAGGAACTATGACGGATACTACTATAGCTAGCTCTCTTAATGCAGGAGAAATCCTACAATATAGAGCAGGTTCTACTAATAGTTGGGTCAACAGTGGTGGAGCAACACCAACAGATGGTCAAATCTTAGCTTGGGATGCTGCTACTACAAGATGGGAACCCATAACATGGGATGGTACAGTTACTGCAGATGCTTTGTCTGGTCACTCGTTAAGTGAACTAGGAGATATGACTTATCCTGGTGCTTATGATTGGGAAGAAAATGACTTTATGGCATATTTCTCAGATCCACAATTCTTTAGACCAAAAAGTGTAGATATCTATGATCTAAATGATGTTAAATATGCTGGACAGAACCCTTTGATTGCTGACGGGAACTGGTTGGTCATGGATAATAGTATAAGAAAGACAGATGATTCCTCAAATGGGTGTTGGGCCTGGGGAGCTCCCTTTTACCTAACTGAAGGCATAGATTTGGACAACCCTGCACACCAAGGAGTAATAAAGTATACTAACCAGGATGGACTAACACTAGAACCCCTGAATGTTAATCATCTAGGAGATGTTCTAGCACAGACTAGTCAAATGGATGAAGGTTATATGTTAGTTTATAGTAAGGATGATGAAACATGGTATGGTCAAGACCCTAATAGTGGTCTTGTAGGAGCAACTGGTGGCTCTACTGGCGGAGGTATAGTAGAAGTAACAGCAACTTATGATGGAGGCATTCCTTTAGGTGAGTACTATCAAACCTATGTAGTTAGACAAACTATTCAACCTATTTATTGGTATATATTTGCGGTGACAGCTGATGATGGTGTGGGAGAATACCAAGGAACTCAGAATAGGGCTCTAGAGTGGGAAATAAAAATAATACCAGCTTCAGGAGGAGCTTTTGCAGACTTTGATCATGGTTGGGCTGGCGTAAACTTTGAAGGTGGTGCTCAAACTTGGTTCGATCTAAATGGAGGAGATCGCTTTTCAACAAGCAATAATCATGCAGGTATGAGAACTAAGAAGATTGTGGCTGAAGGTGGTGGTACTGGTGCTTCTGACAGAGAAAACTGGTATACTCATGATGGAGATAGTGTTCCTGGAGACTACGGTAAATTATATGAAGGTGATATTTTAGTTTTCAAGCCAACAAGATGGTATGTACCTAACTCAAATCCTATGCATATTAACATGATTTTCCAGGAAGTAGAGGCATAAACTGTGGCAAACCTATTTGTATCTAAAACAATAGCTAACAATAGAGTTAACTATTTAGACTTAGGGATTGATCCTAGTAAGCCCCACAAAGATCAGATTCTAGTAAGACGGCTATTGGATTTCTCTTCTGTCTATGCCCTAAATGATAACACACCTTCGGCAGACTTAGAAGATAGCCCACCTACAGTAAGAGAGACTAGAACCATTTATACTCTTCCTAGTTCTTCTGCTTCTGGTAGTTCTATGTATACAGTAGATGAGTCTACTCATGAAGTAGTATTCTCTACTGCTACCGCTGACTATAAATGGCTAGGTGGTGGAGTACACCACAGTCGAATAAATAATAATGGAGTAGCTTATGATATACAGCTCCCTGTTGCTGCTGCAGGAGAAACTGTACAAGTTATTCGTAAGGCAGTAATAAATATAGCGTACACTGCCTTCTCTGCTGATGCTCAGGTTAAGTCTACAGATTTACACTACTTTTATAAGCAGATTGCAGATACTTTAGAAGAAGCTTTGGCTGAAATAAGACATCCTGAATTAAATATTCAACTAGGAACACCAATAGGCTTGTGTTCCCTAGATACTTCTTCTAAAGTATCTACAGATAATCTAAGCTCAGCAATGACTGGTCTAAAATCTACTGGAACGATTACATTTACTGGTACCTCAGTTACTGATGGTACAGAAACAGTTATATTAATATCTACTGATGGAACTACTAAAACTTATACAGCATGGCCTAGTACTAGTATTCCAGATAGACAATTTAAAGCAGATACTTCTGCTGTGTTCTCTGCTGCAAGATTAAAAGAATGTATTGAGGGTGATGGGAATCATAGCGGGAAAATTTCTGTGGTTGATGACTTAGCTGGAAAGTTAACTCTTACTCAAGAGACGGGTGGTACTGATGGAAATAGGGCTATTGTCGAAACTTTAACTAACTGTACAGCAGTAGACTTTGCAAGTATTGTAGAAGGTGATATTACAGGATCTAATTTAGAGGATCTTAAAAATGTAGATCTTACTGGATTACTTTATTCTGGTCTTAATGGATATGAACTAGGATGGGATGGCTTGAAGTGGGTACCCAGATATCCTTTGTTTGGAATTGTAAGCCCTACCTCAATAGATGATAATGCTGTGCTGTCTTGGAATACTGATACACTAGAACTAAAGCTTCCTGTCTTACAAAATTTAACAAATGTTAATGTTACAGCTACTGGAGCTGCATTGCAGGGACAGGTAATATTATCAAAAATAAACCAAAGCTGGAGAAGCTCAAAGAGATATGCACCGCATCAATTTGCTACTCTTGAATGGGACGATACTTTTAAGGTATATTTTCCTGGGCATCAAGTCGATGATACAGAACCAAAGGTAAACGGATTTCTCTATGGAGGAACTAATGTTCCCTTTGCAGGAGTTGAGACTGACTCTCACTGTGCCGACAACCCTTGTCCTCAAAATTATCAGGGCTTACCAAATACTCCAAGTGATGGTAGTTATTTCGGAGAACCTTGGAATACAAGCGGAACTGCAACAGTACTTTCAGACTTTGGAGATGTTACGATTGACTATTCTATTCCTGCCTGGAATACATCTGGAGATACTGTTAATCAATTCATGGGTACTCAGCTTATAGTCTGGGATACTTCGTTAACAAATACTATTACGGATGATGATGGTAATCTTATTGTTAATGGAGGAGTTGGTCAGTGGACTAATAAGCATGTTAATCTTCAAGATATGACTAGACCTACTGGTGAGGGCGGGTACGGAGATGATGATGGCGGATATCCTCGTCCACCAATAAAGATAGACTATCCTACAGAAAGCTTTGTTCCAGATGGTCAGGTTCTTCAATGGAATAGTAGTAACTCTACTTGGGAAAGCAAGACTGCAAGAGAGGCACTAGAAACTTATTATACTAATATAACTTCTGGGGGCTGGGTTGAAGATGCTGTTCTAATCGCAGATGGTCCAAACGATCTTGCTAATAGGCCACTAAAATTAGATGAAGTTGGTTTTATGCGACTTACAAATGATGGTGAAACAACAGGAGCCAAGCCTGCAGAGGGTGCTAAGATAGTATGGAATGATCAAGGACAGTATTGGGGAGCTACTGCATGGGAAGGTGAGGCGGAAGATACTGTAGAGTATGGTACGGCTAATCTAATGGTATCGTTTAATAAAGATTTACCTGCTTTTGGTGACGCTGATTACTATGTAAACCGTGTTGAAACTATTCTTATACCTAGAGATATGACTATTACAGGTATACAGTTGTTGTCTGTTACTGGTGCATCATTAGTACGGCCTGAATTGCAGCCTAATCTTACCTTTGGAAGAAGTGATTACTATCACCAAAACTGGAGAGCTGCCGATGGCAGTAAAGGTATAGGAGAAGCTTTTACAGAGGGATGGTTAATATATCATGAGAACGCTAATACATGGGATGAAGATGGAGATCCTACAGGATTAGATAGCTCTATTGAATTAATTAGTAGAGCTAAGCCTGATGATGGTACATCTAATGATTGGGTGGGTACTGAAGGAGATCAAGGCCCGTTCTGGGGAATGATTACATACTCAGATATTTATCATATAGATGGGTTTGGTAATCAGTTATTGCCCAATAATTCCAAAACTAATCTAACTGATCATAATACCGCTGATGGTTATGGCTATAGTCCTATTACTCAGACTACTCTTTCTCAAGGAGATTTATTACATTTTGTATATAAAGAATCGTGGGCTCATAGTAATCCAGTTTTCCATGACCCAGACCAATCATGGAGACAATCAACAATAGTACTTTATGGAGACGAAGGAATAAGTGCATGAATACAGATAAACAAAAACTACTACAGCAACTGTTAGTTGACTGTATGTTATTAGATTTACAAGATCCAGACAAGTGTACGCCTGGATTATATCAAGTAGTACGCGGTGTACTAAATGATAATAAAGAGTCAGAAGATAGTATACCTCAGGAGACTATGGATTTTCTAGAAAGTCGATTGAGTGCTGCTATACCATTTAAGAAGGAGACAGGAACATGAAGAGTGGACCAGATAATACATCACCAAAGAATAATGATGAAAAACTAGGAAGGCGTAGCCCTATCTATACAGGAGAACTGAATGCAGTACAAGAAGAAGCAGTCGCAAAAGTTACAAAAAAGAAAACCAGCAAAAAGAAAGCCAGTAAAAAAGCAAACAAAGAAGAAGTATTAGCTGACGAATATGGTACTAAGGGCCATGATGCTGAAGTTGGTAATATTTAATAAAGAAGATGGATATACCTCAAGAAATGCTTGATGATTTTCGTAATCATCTATGGGCATGTTTTAAATACCTAGGATTAGGAGAGCCTACAGGCGCACAGTACGCTATGGCAGATGTTTTACAGAACGGACCAGTCGATATGCAATTACAAGCTGGTCGTGGATTTGGAAAGTCTGTCATTACTGCCTGCTTAGCCTCTTGGTTTCTTCTTAAGGATCCTAATACTACTATAATGGTTGTATCTGCTACAGGAAACAAAGCAACAGAGTTTATCTCTATGACTAGAAAGATCTTAGATCTTGTTCCCTATTGCGAACACCTTAAACCTGGCGATCATACTACAGATAATGCTTTTGCCTTTGATGTAGAATGTAGGACTAAGATAGGACAAGATAAGTCTTGCTTTGCTAGAGGTATTAGTTCTCAAATCACGGGTAGCCATGCTGAGTATGTAATTGGGGATGATATCGAGATAGAAGGTAACTGTGAGACAGCTAATGCCAGGGAGAAACTGCTAAATAAGGTATCTGAGTTTGAACAAATACGAAATGTAGGTGGTCGAGTTATATTCTTAGGTACTCCTCAGATTAAAGATAGTATATATAGCCAGCTTGCTACTGGATACCCAGTTACTAAATTCCCTGCTGTTATGCCAGACAAGAACAACCTATCAGAGATAGACTCTGTTAGTGAATGGATATTACAGTTAGGAATAGAGGAAGGACAGCCTACTCAACCTGAAAGATTCCCTATGGATGTGTTATTAGAGAGAATGGCTAAAATTGGACCAAAGCTATTTGCTTTACACTATAAACTAGACACAAGTTTAGCAGATTTTGAGAAATATCCACTAAGATTGGCCGATTTACTGGTCATAGATGTCCATCCTGACATTTGTCCTGAGAAAATAGTATGGGGAAACTCTAATCCTATGAAAAGGATACCTAGTTTTGGATTAACGGGTGATATTATCTATGAACCCATGTGGATTTCTGATAAATTCGTCCCTTATACTCAAACTATTATGACAGTAGACCCATCAGGCCGTGGGAGCGACGAGACTGCCGTGTGCGTGGCTTCGTTATGTAATGGGTTTGTATACATCCATGATCTTATAGGCTACCCAGGGGGCTATGAGGAGCCTATATTGAAGAAGATAGTTAGACTAGCTATTCAGTACAATGTAAAGCTTATTAGAGTTGAATCTAACTTTGGAGATGCTATGTACTGTCAGCTCTTAATACCTGTGCTAAAGAAAATGTCTTCTAATATAGGGATTGAAGATTTTAAAGTAACGGGCAGGAAAGAAACTCGTATGCTAGCTGCATTAGAACCTGCAATTACACAGCATAGAATAGTTTTTGATAAACGTGCTATCTCTCATGAAGAAACACAAAAACAAATTACAAGATTATTCGATAAAAAGGGTGCACTTAATAAAGATGATAGGGTAGATGCTCTAGCATCAGCTATTTCTTATTGGGAAGACTCCTTATCTATATCTGTAGATAAAATTATATCTAAGAGAGTAGCTAAAGAGGGGGAAGATGTAATTAAGTCTTGGATTAATGATGATAGACGAATGGGATTGTTCTCAGAACGTCTACAGAATGCTGTAACAGGACAAAAACCTAGACAAAGAAACTGTAAGTGGACCGAACCAAGATTTTGGAAGAATAAATAGGAGGATAGTTTATGCCGTGGATGATGCAAGGTGCAATGATGGGCATGCAAGCCCTTATGGGTGCTCAAGCAGCAGGAAACCAAGCTGCTCAACAGATGACCCAACAGAACTGGGCTAATCATGTCCAGTCAATGCAGACAGATCAATCTAACAGAGATAAATCCGAAGCTAACGCTGCACAGTGGATGCAGAACCAGCTTATCTCTGAAGCTGCTTGGACTGGAATGGCAGAAGAACAAGTTTATCTTAGATATAACTACAATAATGACACAGGACATCTATCTAGAAAATCAAAACAAAGCTATGATGCTTTACAATCGACACTAAGCCATAGAAATATTAAAGGGGGAACTGCCAAGGCTCTTATGAGACAGCAACAAGACTTAGATAGAAGAGTCTTTGAGGCAAGAGCAATTACCCATGGTAATCAAATGAGAGATACTGAACGAAAGCGAGACAGGATGCTTTCTAATAGAAACTTTGGATATGCTAAACATGATACCTTTATACCTGCAGCTAATTTCACAGACCCAGATTCTGCTTATAAGAGTGCCCTAACTACTGGTCTTATCAAAACAGGCATAGGAACCTAT